CATCCCACCACGCCACGGCAAATCACAACTTGTGTCTATCTTCTTTCCAGCGTGGTTCTTAGGCAGGAACCCAGACAAGAAAGTTATGATGGTGTCCCACACCACAGACCTAGCGGTAGATTTTGGCCGTAAAGTACGTAACTTGATAGCCCTAGACGATTACAGGTCTATATTTCCCACTGTGAAACTCGCACAGGACAGTAAGTCAGCGGGTCGGTGGAATACCAACGTAGGTGGAGAGTATTATGCGTGCGGTATTGGCTCTGCACTTGCGGGTCGTGGCGCTGACTTGCTTCTTGTTGACGATCCACACTCGGAGCAGGATGTAATCAACGGGAACTTTAGCGTCTTTGAGAAGGCGTATGAGTGGTTCACCTTCGGCGCACGGACACGATTAATGCCCGGAGGACGTGTAGCTATTATACAGACACGTTGGCACCTAGATGATCTTACAGGGCGTGTGGTACGCGACATGGGTAAGAACGAACGTGCGGATCAGTACGAAGTCGTTGAGTTCCCCGCCATCCTAGATGTTGTCAACAAGAAAACCAAAAAGGTAACTCAAAAGCCGTTATGGCCTGAGTTCTTTGACTTAGAAGCCCTACTACGTACCAAAGCCTCTATGCCTGTATTCCAATGGAACTCGCAGTATCAACAGCAGCCCACCACAGAAGAAGCAGCTATCGTTAAACGTGAGTGGTGGAACGAGTGGACCCCAGATACACCGCCGTCCTGTGAATATATTATCATGTCGCTTGACGCCGCAGCCGAGAAACATAACCGTGCAGACTTTACAGCGCTTACCACATGGGGCGTATTCTTGAACGAAGAGACCAGCGCGTACAATATTATATTGTTAAATAGCATAAAACAACGTATAGAGTTCCCAGAACTTAAACAGCTTGCGATGGAAGAGTACAACGACTGGGAACCAGACTCGTTCATTGTGGAGAAGAAAAGCTCTGGTGTAGCCTTGTATCAAGAGATGCGACGTATGGGTCTACCAGTGTCTGAGTACACACCACATAGAGGGTCAGGGGATAAGTTGGCTAGACTTAACTCCGTTGCAGACATTGTAGCATCTGGACTTTGCTGGGTGCCGCAGACACGATGGGCAGAAGAAGTGGTCGAAGAGATTGCAGGATTTCCATTTATGAGTAATGATGACCTTGTGGATTCTACGGTTATGGCTCTGATGCGTTTTAGGCAGGGTGGCTTTATTAGGTTGCCTAGTGACGAACCAGAAGAACAACAATATTTTAAACAACGCCGAGGCGGGTACTACTAGAGGTGACACATGGCTATTGAAAAAGGGCAGTACGCTGCTCCAATGGGACTAGAAGACCTAGAGGGCGACCTAGAGGGCGTAGAAGATATGGACATCTCTGAGTTAGAGATTGAGATTGTTGATCCTGAGTCTGTCACTCTAGCCGACGGTAGCATGGAGATTACCATAATTCCCGGTAATGAACAAGATTTCTCTGAGTTTGGCGCAAACCTAGCGGAACTCATGGAGGACAGTGACCTTGAAACCCTGTCAGGTGAGCTTGTCGGCCAGATAACAACGGACATAGATGGTCGTAAAGATTGGGCAGACACGTTTGTTAAGGGCTTAGACGTACTTGGTTTCAAATACGAAGAGCGCTCAGACCCGTGGGAGGGCGCGTGTGGCGTTAACTCTACAGTTCTAGCTGAAGCAGCCATCAGGTTCCAAGCTGAAACTATGGGTGAGACTATGCCAGCCGCTGGCCCTGTAAAAACTAGAGTACTTGGCCGAGAGACTAAAGAAAAAGATGAAGCCGCTGCCCGTGTTATGGCAGACATGAACTATGAACTCACCGAGAATATGGTTGAGTACCGCCCAGAACACGAACGGATGCTGTACAGCCTTGGTTTAGCAGGCTCTGCGTTCAAGAAGGTCTATTACGATCCTAATCTAGGACGTCAGGTTGCTATCTATATCTCCGCAGAGGATGTGATTGTCCCCTACGGTGCCTCGAATATTGAAGCTGCAGAGCGTGTAACGCACGTAATGCGTAAGACAAAGAACGAATTGAAGAAGCTGCAAGCTGCAGGGTTTTATAAAGACGTAGACCTTGGCGACCCAGAACCTTACCACACAGATATTGAAGAGAAAAAAGCAGAAGACGGTGGATACTCGCTTACCGATGATGACCGTTATGCTGTATATGAAATACACGCAGACCTTCTTATTGAGGGTATTGATGATGATGACGAAATTGCTCGACCTTACGTTGTCACCATTGAGCGTGGAAGTGGCGAAGTGTTGGCGATCCGTAGAAACTACGAGGAGGGTGACCCACTCACCCTTAAACGTCAGCACTTCGTCCACTATAATTATGTACCGGGATTTGGCTTTTATGGCCTCGGATTGATCCACATTATTGGTGGATACGCCCGTGCTGGAACTTCCTTGATACGTCAGCTTGTTGACGCTGGTACGCTCTCCAATCTCCCGGGAGGGCTAAAGTCTCGTGGACTACGTATCAAGGGGGACGATTCCCCTATCAATCCGGGTGAGTTTAAGGATGTGGACGTACCGTCAGGGTCTATCCGTGACAACATCATGCCACTGCCGTACAAAGAGCCTTCACAGACGCTCCTAGCGCTTCTAAATCAAATTACGACTGAGGGGCGGCGTCTGGGCGCTATTAGTGATATGGACATCTCTGACATGTCCGCCAACGCTCCTGTGGGCACAACACTAGCACTACTAGAGCGCACACTAAAACCTATGGCTGCGGTGCAAGCACGCGTACACTACGCGATGAAGCAAGAGTTTAAGCTACTCAAGGCCATCATGGCTGAGTATGCCCCTGAAGAGTACGCGTACATCCCATCCAGAGGCGAAGTAGGAGCCAAGCGGGCAGACTACCTGATGGTAGACGTGATACCCGTCAGTGACCCTAACAACTCGACTATGGCCCAACGGGTCGTACAGTACCAAACAGTGCTACAGATGTCAGCGCAGGCTCCACAGATATACGACCTGCCTCAGTTGCACCGCCAGATGATAGAAGTATTGGGCGTGAAGAACGCCGACAAACTCGTCCCGACTAAGGATGACGCAAAACCAGCCGATCCGATAAGCGAGAACATGGATGCCCTAGTTGGCAAACCTATGAAAGCGTTCATCTATCAGGATCAAGACGCTCACATCGCTACGCATATGTCGTTTATGCAAGACCCGATGGTGGCTCAGTTGATTGGTCAAAACCCACAGGCCAAACAGATTATGACTTCGCTACAAGCGCACATCGCAGAACACCTTGGGTTCTCTTATCGTCAGAAGATAGAAGAGAAACTAGGCGCACCCCTACCTGCCCCGAACGAAGAGATGTCAGAAGACATGGAAGTACAACTGTCACGTCTGGTTGCAGACGCAGGCAAGCAGTTACAGCAGTCTAATCAGCAGCAGGAAGCGCAGAAGAAAGCTCAAGAACAGCAAAAAGACCCGATCATGCAAATGAAGCAAGCTGAATTGCAGATCAAACAAGCTGAAGAGGAGCGCAAAGCAGCAAACGATCTGGCAGATCAGAAGATTAAACAGTTTGATATGCAGCTAAAAGAGCAGAAGATTTTGTTGGATGGCAATGTTGCCTCCGAACGCCTGAAGTTAGATGAGAAAGAACTCATGTTAACCGCGCAGAAGGACGGGTTAAAGATGGCGGGAGATAGGCGTGTATCCAACGCCAAACTTGACATGGATAGCCTAGAAGCTGACCGTGAAAAACCTGACCGCAACTCGGAAGGTAACCAGTAAATATGGCTAGAACCGTCTTTGACGTGCTAAAAACTAAACTCGAGGATGATAAATCCTCCGCAAAAGAATTTCTTGGAACAGGTGGAGCAAAAGACTTCTCTCAATACAAGGAAGTTGTTGGCTTAATTCGGGGTCTCGAAGCTGGCATTAACTACGTGGAAGACCTTGCGAAGAACTATATGGATAACGATGATGACTGACAAACCAGTTGAAATTAGCGATGACGACTTAGAACTACAACTACCTAGACCCGTAGGCTACCGCGTGTTGATAGCCTTACCACAACCCGAAGAAACTGTTTCAGGAACATCAATCTTGAAGACAGAGACTGCCAAAACTCAAGATCACATTATGTCTATCATAGGACTTGTTGTGGACATGGGTGACCAAGCGTATTCCGATGCAGAACGTTTCCCCACCGGAGCATGGTGTAAGGAAGGTGACTTTGTAATGTTTCGTATGAACTCAGGAACACGGTTCACCATTGGCGGGGTCGAGTATCGGCTTATGAACGACGACTCTATTGAGGCCGTTGTAGCTGATCCATCAGGCATTCAGAGGGCGTAGATATGGCATTTCAAAAAGTAGAATTTGAGTTTCCTGAATTAGAGGATAACAAATTAGAAATAGAGGACTCCGGTGCAGTTGAAGTTGATATCTCCGGTAAAAAGACTAAAAAGGATTTCGCAGAAGATGCGGCTAAGTCTGACGATGACAGTCGTGAGGTTGAGGTGGAGGTTGTTGATGATACGCCTAAAGCTGACCGTAATCGCAAAGCGTCTGAACCTCCAGAGGACGTCACAGATGATGAACTTGAGGATTACTCTGACAAGGTTCGTAAGCGTATCCAGCATTTTAGTAAGGGATACCATGACGAGCGCAGGGCTAAAGAAGAAGCCCACCGTCAGAGCCAAGAGCTTGAGCGCGTTACTCAACAGCTTATGGAAGAGAACAAAAAGCTAAAAGGTAACGTCAATAAGAACCAAGCTGCTTTATTAGATCAGGCTAAGAAAAACGCCGCTATTGAATCAGATAATGCTAAACGTGCGTACAAAGAAGCGTACGAGTCTGGTGACTCAGATGCAGTGTTGGATGCACAAGATAAGCTAACCAATGCTAAGTTAAAGTCCGAAAGACTAGCAAACTTCAAACTACCGTCTTTACAGGAAACAGAAACACCTGTACCAAAAGAAGTAGAACAAATCGCTCCGGCAGTACAAGTCGATGATCGGGCCGCAGATTGGCAAAAAGCTAATACGTGGTTTGGTCCTGACGATGAGATGACAAGTTTGGCGCTGGGGCTGCACAACAAACTTGTCAAACAGGGCGTAAGCCCGCAGAGTGATGAATACTACGAGTCGATTGACACTCGTATGCGTCAAGTATTCCCCGATAATTTCGAGGATGCTGAACCGAAGCGAAAGCAGACACAAGTGGTAGCGCCCGCAACGCGGAGTACAGCCCCACGGAAAGTGACGTTGACACGCACTCAGGTACAAATCGCTAAAAGGTTGGGTTTGACACCCGAACAATACGCCAAACAGGTTGCAATAGACATGAGGAAAGCAAATGGCTGAAAATCGCATAGACCGCGAATTAGACAAACGTGAAAAAACTGTACGTAAGAAGGCTTGGACGCGCCCGGAGACTCTACCTTCTCCAATTCCCCAAGACGGTTACGGATTTCGGTGGATTCGCGTTAGTAATCAAGGCCAGATAGACGCTACCAATGTCTCATCTAAATTACGCGAAGGTTGGGAGCCTGTAAGGGCAGCAGATCACCCAGAGATTGCTATGGTTACAGTAGAACAAGAACGGTTTGCTGACAACGTAGTGATAGGTGGCTTGATGCTTTGTAAAGCTCCACTGGAGATGGTTGAAGAACGCACTGACCATTTTCAACAACAGACGGACAGTCAAATGAACTCCGTTGATAACAACCTAATGCGTGAAAATGACCCTCGTATGCCGTTGTTTAATGATCGCAAGACCAAAGTAACCTTCGGCAAAGGAACTTAACTTTTTAGGAGCTTAAAATGGCTTATCCTACTATCTCGGCCCCCTATGGGCTAAAGCCTGTTGGCTTGGTCGGCGGGCATAATTATGTGGGTTCTACCCGCAAAATACCTATTGCTTCCAACTATGGAACAGGAATCTTCTACGGAGATGTTGTACAGTACACAAGTGACGGTACTATCATTATCTCCACCTTGCAGAACAATACTTCAGCAGTTGCTGGTGTTATCGGTGTTTTTCTTGGATGTAGTTTTACTGACCCAAACTCGGGTCAAGTAGTATTCAGGCAAAATTACCCTGCAAGCACTGTAGCATCTGATATTGAAGCTATCGTTGTGGATGATCCCAACGTGATCTTTAAAGTTGTGAACGTTACGAACACAACTGCTAACGGCGCAACAACTGGACTCGCGCCTTTGGCGAAGTCTCGTGCCACTACAATCTCTTGTAACGCGGAGTTGGTGCTTAACACAGGACTGACTGCTACAGGTAATGGCCGTATGGGCGTGTTTATTAACAACGTCACATCTGTCTTACCATTCACTGTAATCGACGTAGTGCCAGACACGGTTGATAGTGCAGGCAATTTCACAGAGTTTCTCGTGAAGTTTACTGCTGGCTATCATCGCTATGACCACACCGTCGGCGTTTAAGGAGATTAACTAATGGCTATTTCACGCGCACAGCTACTTAAAGAGCTGCTCCCGGGCCTGAACGCATTGTTCGGCTTGGAATATGCAAAATACGGTGAAGAACATACCGAGATTTTTGAAACAGAATCCTCAGATAGAAGTTTTGAGGAAGAAGTTAAATTATCAGGTTTCTCAGCGGCACCTGTCAAGAACGAAGGCTCTGCCATCGAATATGACAATGCTCAAGAGGCGTTCACCGCACGCTACACACACGAAACAGTGGCAATGGGTTTCTCTATTACTGAGGAAGCTATTGAGGATAACCTGTATGACTCCTTGTCATCTCGTTATACTAAAGCACTGGCTCGTGCCATGGCGTACACTAAGCAAGTTAAGGCGGCTACAATTCTAAACAACGCCTTCTCTAGCGGCACCACTTACGGCGACGGCGTTGAGCTTTGCTCTACTGCTCACCCGCTGATTTCTGGTGGGTCAAACTCTAACGAACCAACAGTAGCTGCAGACTTGAATGAAACTTCCCTTGAGGCGGCTATCATTCAGATTGCAGGTTGGACTGACGAGCGCGGCCTGTTGATCGCTGCAAAACCTAAGAAACTTGTGATTCCACCGAACCTGCAATTCGTTGCAACTCGTTTGTTGGAAACAGAAGGTCGCGTAGGCACTGCAGACAACGATCTTAACGCTATCCGCAACAACGGCTCTGTTCCGGGCGGTTATACTGTCAATCACTATCTGACAGACACTGACGCTTGGTTCTTGATGACTGATGTTCCAAACGGTCTGAAGCACTTCACACGTAGCCCAATGGCTACTTCGATGGACGCTGACTTTGATACTGGCAACAGCCGCTACAAAGCTCGTGAGCGCTATTCGTTTGGTGTATCCGATCCTCTTGGAATCTTTGGTTCACCCGGAGCGTAAACAATTACTTTGCTGGGTTAGGATTCGCACTGCAAAGGCAAAGTTTGTTGAGATGGGGGCTACTGCGGTGGCCCCTTTCTTTTTATTTT